TGCTGGGCCGGCGGCGGGTCATGCTTGAGGCTGGGCTCAGCAAGGAGTCCGCCCAGTTCGCTGCCACCCCGATCGTCCACATGCCCGAGGCTGCCGCCGCGCTGATTGAGCGTATGCCCGTCCTCGCCGAGGGCTACAAGGCAACCCGCGAGGCGTGGGCAGCGCGGGGATTCGCTGTCGCGAGGAGTGCCAGCCTGGAGGTCACCAAGAAGGTTCAGGCCTCGGTGTTCCGCTACCTGCGCGAGGGCACGACCGACGAGGCCGAGGTCAAGAAGCTGATCCGCAGCCAACTCAAGAGCCAGAAGGAGGGCCCCGGCGGCTACACGCGAGCCTACGCCGAGACGGTCTTCCGCACGACCACCGCGAGCGCCTACCAGGAAGGCCGCGACGCCCAGGTCCAGCGACCCGCTGTCAAACGAGTCGTCAGCGGCTACCGCTTCACCGCGACCCGCGACCCAGACGTGCGCGACAATCACCTTGCCGGTGACGATTTCGTCGCTCACGTTGACGACCACGTCTGGACCAACCGTAAGCCGCCGCTGGGATTCAATTGCTTTCCAGCGGGGACCATGGTCCAGGGCCGCCTAGACGGCGGGATACGAGCCTTCTACGCAGGTCGTCTGGTCGAGATAACCACGGATCGGGGAGTGGTGCTTTCCGTCACCCCGAATCACCCAGTAGCAACCGACACAGGGTTCGTCCCGGCGGGGAGCCTCAAGCCGGCGGACAATCTCCTTTCTTATGTGGGCAACGTCTCGGAATGTCCGGCCGAGCAGGTCCACGAACACAATGGACCAGCCTTCGTTGAGGAGGTATTCGCTTCGCTTGCGGAGCGTGGGCAGGTAAGTGTCCTTCGGGTAGCTGCTGACGACTTCCACGGCGACGCGGAGGGATTCCTCGGCGAGGTCGAGGCTGTAGGGTCCGGCGGCAAACTGAGGAGTGAGGTCCCAGCCAGACTCCCAGATAAGGCCACGGACCCAGACCTCGTCGCAGCCACCGCCAGGCTCGACCCCCGTCTTGGATCCGTTCCTCTGCCTCGTCTTGGCCGATTGGGCGAGGGACTCGGCGCTTACCTCCCTTCCCCTGGAAGCCACCCACGCCGCGCCAAGCTGGCGCCGGACGGCCACGGGGTCATGCTTCAGGCTCGCCCACTTAAGAAACTCCGCCTCGGACCGGCCTCGGATCTTGACGTTGTGCTTCTTGAACCTGCGGGTGAGGACGCTGCGGCAGACGCCTCGTTCGTCCGCGAGTTGCTTCATGCTCACCCCGGACTCGTAGCGCTGGATAAGGTCGCCAAGGTCAGGGAGTTCGGTTGGTCTGGTCACGTCTATGACTTCCAGTCTGAGGGCGGGTGGGCAGTATACAACGGCATTGTGACAAGCAACTGCCGCTGCGCCGTGGAGCTCGTGCCCACCAGCGAAATGGTCCGCCGAGGGTTGAGCCACGCCGACGGGTCGCTAGCGCGGCCGCGCACCGCGCCGGCCGGGTTCCACCCTGATCCTGGGTTCAGCCAGTAGGCCTCAGCGCGTCTTCCCCTCAGGGCGAGGCGGGTACGGCGCCGGTTCAGGCTCACGCTCAAGCGCGTCTACCGCGCGAGCAAGGAGCCACTTAGAAGGCGTGCGGTCTTCGATCTTCGCCCGCCGGGCGATCTCCGCCTTGACGTCGCGCGGCGCACGAAGGCCCATGACCTCCGTGGCCTTTCCTCTGTATCGATTAGGCTTTCGCACCATACCCCTCCATGGATTAAGTCTGATTCACAGGGTAAACGTGGCGACCGACACAGGGAAGGGTCTACCTTCTCGCACATGGCGATTCCCCACTACCGTAGCGCGCAAGCTCAAGACGGCACGTGGACTATCTTCGACGTCCCAGTATTCGCTGCTCACGAAGAAGCACGCGGGGATCGCACGCTCAGCTTTGACGCCAAGTGGCTGAACGCTGCCCTCACCATGGCCGCGAAGCGCGAGTCCGAGGGCTACATTCCCCCGCTCCACGTCCGCCACCACGGCGAGGGCGAGGTGGCCGCAGCCGGCAAGTTTGCGCTCCGGCGCATTGGCAAGACGCCTCACGGCGGCCAAATGGTCGACGCTCTCTTCGCCGACCTCGTCGGCGTCCGCCCCGAGGTCTACGCCAAGATCCGCGCTGGCGAACTCTCCTACCGCTCGGTCGAGATCCTCGACGTGGGCAAGGCCGAGATCGACTCCCTGGCCCTGCTTGACGACGAGGTGCCGTTCTTTCGGTTCCCGCTCCTGCGGCTGGCCGAGGACGCCGACATGGTCAACGGAATCCCCTCAAACGCAGCGACCCTGGTCCGCTCTGCTCACGGCAGTCCGGTCCTCGCCTACTCGGCTCGCGGTTCGCGCGCCTCAAGCCTGTTCAAGTTCAAGGAGAGTCCCATGGCCGACCACAAGGGCAACGCGCCCGCCACCAATCCCACCAACAAAATGGGAGGCACTGCCGAGGACGTGCTCAAGCAAATGGCCGCGATCATGAACAAGTTCCTCGAAGGCGTCGGCACCGGCCCCGCCGAGCAACCCGGCGCTCCAACTGCGCCAGCCGCACCGGCACCCGCAGCGCCCATGGCAGCGGCTCCCGCGCAGCAGCCCCCGCCCTTCGGTTCCCCGCAGCCGGCCCAGCAGCCCAAGCCGCAGCCGTTCGCGGTCGGCAGCTACGAAGCCGGACAGCAGCTCGAAGGCGAGAACGTCGGCCTCAAGGCCAAGCTCGCCACGCTGGAAGCCAAATTCGACGCCATGGACGCCGCCCGCCAGATCGACGCCAAGAGCGCCGTCCTCAAGGGCAAGGGCTTCGGCGCCGAGACGATCGTCAGCTTCCAGGCCAAGGCAGCCATGAGCGGCCTCCCCGCCGCGCTGGAGTTCGCCGCTGGCCTTGAGTCGGTCGGAGCTCCCGCGCTCCCGCCCGCGCACTGGTCCGGCGAGATCACCCACGAAGCGCCAGACCACGCCGACGTCGCGAAATACGCGGCGAAGGGCCCAGAAGCCCTCGCCGAGGCCCGCGAGTTCCACGCCAGCTGGCTCCGCGCCGGCAGCGACGTGCCCTTCGTCGAGTTCTTCGAGTCCAACCGCGACGCCGACACCTTCCTGGGGATCTCCAAGCGCTAGTCGATAGCACCCCGCTTCCAGACCAGACACAAGACCCCAGCAGGAGAACAAACACATGACCGCAAAAACTTCGAGCGACCCGCAATCCGAGGCCGGCGCCCAGCGTCTGTCCATTCAGATCGCTGACGCGGTGCAGACCTACGCTGGCGGACTGGCCGCCATGCGCGGTCCTGGTCACGCGACCACGCAGGGCTACGCCGACAAGCTGATCGACGGCCCCGGCCTGATCCCGCTCGGTGGGTTCTTCTCCGACGAGACCCTCGGCGCGACGGGCGACTCCCCTCCGCCGGCGAACAACGTAGACATCGGCGACAAGATTTGGCGACGCAAGGCCGTCACCGGAGCCGCGAGCCGCGCGGACATTGGCAAACTCGTCTTTGCCACGGACGATCAGACTGTCACCCTGACCAAGCCGGCCGACGACGCCATGCCCATTGGCGTGATCGTCGAGTGGCACGCGTCCACCACGGTCGACGTCTTCCTCTTCGGCTTCGCGACGCTCTGCGCGATCGCGCTCGGCGGGAGCTCGGTCGACGTCGTTCCCTTGGGCGTCGTCCACTTCACGGCCGCGCTGCTCTCGGACGGGGACCTCAAGACCGGTATCCCCATGCGGGGCCACGGCAAGATCCTCAGCCTCTACTCTGTCACGAACACGACGCTGGTCGGCTCCGGCGGCACCTCGCTGCTCAGCGCCGAGATCGGTGGCACCAACGTCACCGGCGGCGTGCTGACGCTCTCCACTGCTGCCGGCGCCACGCTTGGCACCACGCTGACCTCGACGGCAGCGACCGCCGCCAACGAGTTCCATGACGGCGACGTCGTGGACATTGAAGCAGCGTCCACCGGCGGAACGATCACCAGCGGAAGCGTCGACCTCTTCATGGTCGTCCAGCGCATGATCGGCACCTAGCCCATCTCCCTGTCTTCTGCCCGCGCGCCATGGTGGCTCGCGGGCTTAAGGCAGTGTGAGCCGCCTGGGCATTCCAGGCACCAAGGAGAAACGACCCATGGCTGAAGCAGTGATCACCTCGACGGACCTGTTCCGCGATATCAACGCCACGTTCTTGTCGACCTATCGCAACAGCGTCGGCCGAAACTCCAAGCTCGCCAGCGCCATGCGCCTCGCGGTCCCCAGCAAGAAGCGCACGGAGCGCTTCGGCTACGTAGAGTCACCCCCCGTGATCGAGCGTATCGATCGTGGTGAGTCGATCACCGAGGACGCCTACCGCGCGATCGCCTACAACGTGACCAACCTCACGTGGGGCAAGGCGATCGGCTTCCACGAGGAAGACATTGAGGACTTCCAGCTCGGCGACCTCCGCGAAATGGCGAAGAAGCTCGCCATCCGCGCGGCCGAGCTCCCCGAGCAGGTCTTCTTCCAGATCATCCAGGGCACGGCGTCCGCGCTGCTCCTCAAGACGATCCCCACCGCTCCTGACGGAGCAGCGCTCTTCGCGACGACCGCTGGCGGCGCGGCTCGCTTCGGCGCGACCTCGGGCATCCTCCTCACCGGTTCCGGCGTTGCCACCTCGGCAGCCGTCCGCAGCGACTACTGGAGCACGCTGGAGCAGTTCAAGCTCTTCCAGGACACCGAGGGAGAGCCGCTACTCAGCGACGACGACCGCGACGGCGGCGTGACGATCGTCTACGGCGCGGCCAACGAAGAGGTCTTCCGCGAAGCCTTCCTCCAGGGTCGCACCATTCAGAAGAGCACCGGAACCGCCACCACCGACACCGGCGGCGTCGCAGGCGTGTCGAACACGATCCTGGAATCCGGCCTCAAGGTTACCCTGTGGTGCACCCAGCGGATCGCGACCGACGACTGGTACACCTTCGCCGACAAGGTCGTGCCCAAGGCCGTCTTCGAGACGGTCCGCCGCGCACCCCGCATGATCGACGAGACCCGCGAGAACAGCTCGAAGGCCCGCCGCTACCGCATGCTGAGCACGCTGCTAGACATGCGCGCCGGCTACGGCGTGAACGCGGCCTACGGCGCGATCAAGGTCAACAACTAGACCACCCACATTGGGGCTTCGGCCCCTTCACCGCCACCGGCCGGGCGCTACGGCGACCCGGTCGGAAGCAGCAAAGAAGGACGTGCCTCATGGCTTTTGAACTCTCCTCGGGCGAATTGCTCTACCGCGTCGGGACCAACTCCGACTGTCCCGTCCACCAGATCACACTCGGTGGTCAGAACTTCACGCGCATGAGCGAGAAGGTCAGCGGCTACGGCGCCGAGACGCTGCGCCAGCCCATGCACGGCTCAATCGTGATCATGCAGCCCGGCCAGCTCGACAAGATCAAGAAGGCGGCGGACAACAAGCTGATCCGCTTCACCGAGGGCAAGCGCGCCAGAGCTCACATTGTGGACAAGCGCTCGCGCACCTACCGCCCCAACACGCACGACGTTCCCGTCGGGCAGTTCGTCTACTGCGAACCCCTCGAAACCAAGGACGACCCACACGGCAAGGTCGCCCGACCGACCCTGTCGGCCAAGCCAACGGTGGGCGAGGTCAGAGCGGCTGGCTACAAGAACCCCGAGGCCAAGCTGGCCCAGATCAAGTCCGAGCGCGACGCCATGCTCAAGTCGGTCAAGGCCGAAATCAAAGCCGACCTGCGTGCAGAAGCGAAGGCAGAGGTCAGCGCGCCCAATGCGAAGGCCAAGAAGGACGCCCCACCCAAAAGTAGGTAGCCCGTGGCCACGCCAACGACCGCTCAAGCAGACGCCGACCTCCAGAACGCGGTCGCATTCCTCGACAACCTGCTGACCCCGCAGACTGCCGTCGCTGACGAGGAAACATTCCTCAACTCCGTCGTGAGCGACTTCCGCCCCGCGATCGCGCAGGGCGCTCGCTTCATGCGCGCCAAGGTGGGCCAGGCCGTCGGCTCCGGCCGGCAAGTCCTCGGCCCGGTCCTCAGCTCCTACGCGCACCACATTGTGGGGACGCCGGAGCGCCGCGCCCAGCGCGCGATTGACCGGATCTACACCTACTTCGTGGCCAACAACAAGCATGTTGTGTCGCGTGGGATCACATTCGGCACGCCGGGTGCGTTCAGCGCGGGCAAGGGCGGCCTGGCCCGCCTGACCGTGGACGAGAACGGCTACAACCTCGAAGCCTGCTTCATGGAGACGAAGACGATCACCTGCCTGCGGGACAGCAACCTCGGCGCTGATCGCTACCAGGAGGTCTTCGAGTTCCGAGGCGCCAACGCTGGGATCGACCCGCTTGACGCCACGGGCAGCGGCCAGCTCAAGTCGGACCGCACCGCGCGGTCGTCCAACAACTCGCTGCTGAAGAACTCGACCTTCTCCAGCTACTCGATCGCCGGGACGCTCACCACGACCTACACGCTGGTCAGCGGCGACACGGTCACCGGCTGGACCTTTGACGACCTCACCAACTTCACGCTGACCAAGAGCACCGTCGTGTTCAGCGACGGCGTGGTGGGCGACTCCTCGCCGACCGCGATCCGATTCGACGCCAACGGCGTCATGACGCAGACCTTCGCCGAGAACAGCGTCCAACTCGCGAGCGACCGTCCCTACATTCTCGGGTATTGGATCTACGTCGGGGCCTCGCTCTCCGACGGTGACATGACCGTCACGTGGGGATCGAAGACGCAACTCACCGACCTCACGGGGCTGAGCGCGGGCGCGTGGAATTACGTCCTCCTCGACCAGGACAAGGACCTGTGGCCAGCCAGCTTCTCCACGGCTGACCCAACGATTGTCTTCACGCTCACCGACCTGACCGGCGACACCGTCGTGCTTGACGAGGTCTTCTACGGCCCCATGGTGGGATTCGACGGCCTCTGGCACCACCTCTACAGCGGCACCACCAAGTTCCTCCTAGACGACACGATCGCCGTCACCGACGCGCTGACAGGCTCCGACTCGAAGATACAGCAGTGGCTCTGGCGCAGCTACGCGCGGCACCTCCCGCACGTCCCTGCGGCGACGCAGGTCGTGGCCGACGGCACGCCGACGATCACCTTCGCCGACAACGGCGGCTCCCCCGACACCGTCGCGCGGAGCGCGGGCAGCTACGTCTCCGACGGCTACGTCGTCGGCATGCAACTCACCGTCGCCGGGACCGCCTCCAACGACGGCACCTACCCGATCACCGCCGTGGCCGCGCTCACCCTTAGCGTAGCGACGGGGTCCTTCGCAGCGGAGGGCCCCCTGTCCGGCAGCGAGACCCTCGACGCCACGGCCAATATCCCGGACCCGAGCTAGCCCATGGCACTCATTGACGAGGTCACCACGCGCGTCGCCTCCACCATGCTGAAGCAGCTCACCAACCACGACGCGCCGGCCGCGACCACGCGCAACGAGACGCGCCTCCAAGCGGCCTGTGACGACTCCGAGGCATTCTTCGGCGAGTCCGTCGGCGTCGCCTTCGACGTGTCTGTGGCGACCCATGTGCCAGTAGCGGTTCAGGGCGTGATTGCGCTGCTCCATGGCTACGCTGCCTCTGGCGGTCGCGCTGAGAAGCTCAACAACGAGTGGCACGAGCGCATGACCAGCCTGTCCATGACGATCGGCGGAGAGCGCCGGATCATGCCCGAGACCTCCAGCAAGGGCACCGTCAGCGTCCAGGACGACGACAGGCGGCCGGACTTCGACCGCGAGCGCTACAGCGATTTCGTCCCCAACGCGCCGAGCGGCGGTGCAGAGGACGATTTTGGCATAGGGCTCTAGTTGGCTGCCAAGGTCACCTTCACCGACTCGGTCCAACTCCGCAGCGCGCGAGCGACCCTCGCTGACGTCGGGGAAGCCCTCGACGGGCTCGGCGCGCTGCTCACCAGCCGCGCCCAAGCCACCTTCCGCAATCAGGGCAAGGGTAGTTCTCCTTGGCCAGGCCGCATGGTGCCCAACGTCGCCGGGATCATTCGCGACCTCAACGAAGGCGGCAACCCCAAGGATCGGCGCTTCGAGAGCAGGCCCGCGCTGATCGACACCGGGCTGCTCCGGCGCTCGATCACATGGGTGGTCAGCGGCAACACCGTCACCGTCGGCAGCAGCGCAAGCTACTCCGCCCTCCAGAACGAGGGCGGTGAGAACACCGTCAAACTCACTGGCGAGGGTCGCCGAGGGCTCGCGATCTGGCTCCGCGCGGACAAGACCCGACGCAAGTGGGGTCTTGGGTTCCTGTTCAGCCAGCCGTCGGTCACGATCAATGTGAGGCCCCGACGGTTCCTCGGTGTAGACTCAGAGGATCGGGGATTCGTCGTGGAGTTCCTCGAGGCCGCACTAGGCGAGAAGGTGAAGAATGTCCGCAGCTAGCGCGCTCACCGCCATGCGGGTTCCCGGAGCTGTCACGGCCGGAGGCGTCGAGATCGGCCTGCTCAAGGCCGTCCAGCTTCGGCGCACCGCGATCGGCGGGGACCCCAAGCTGACCGCCGAGGAATACGCCGGCGAGACGATCGACGTAATGCACGGCGCCGTCGAGTGGGAGCTCGGCATGGCTCTGCGCGGGAAGGACACCACTGCATGGGCTGCGGTCTTCCCCAACTACACCGGCGGCAACGTCACATGGCCCGGCACGAAGGCGCCGGGCTACTGGCGATCCCAGGACAAGGTCGCTGTCGTCTTCACGCCGACGGACAGCACACAGCCAGGGATCACGATCGCGAGTGCGATCCCTCTGGTGGCCACCGACCTGATCGTGGAGCTTGGCCGCAAGGTCGAGGCGCTGATCCTCGTCAAGTTCCTCGTGACCCGAGAGAGTGGAGTGCTGGCATGGGGCTAGTTTGCACGATCGTTGAGCCGCACGACTCGGACTGGCCGTCCTGCGTCTGCGCTGAGGTCGAGCGCCTCGACATGCACGCTGAGAACTCCCTGGTGGCGTTCGCCGAAACGATCACCCGCTTCTACAGCCAGGGCGGCTCGTTGCCATGGACTGCATTTCGCTGCCTGTCCGAGGAGGAGCAAGCCGTCGCCGCGCGCATTGCCGACGAGATCCGCGCACGCAACGCGCAGGAGCTCGGCCGCGCGATCCGCAGCGAGGAGGGCGGCGCTTCGATCGTCGCGCCCTACGACGACGGCGAGGAGTTCGCAGCGGTGAAGCTCGCCCAGTTCATGGAGTCCCCCAATGGCAACTAGCTACGACCTCGTCCTGGCCGTCAAGGCTGCCCTTGTCGCCGCCGTCTGGCCTGGCGTCGGTGGTGAGCTGGTCTTCGGCAAGGTGCTCGTGTCTGCCGGGATCGACTACCAGAACGCCAAGGGCCAGCTGATCTACCCGTTCCTGCGGATCCTCCCCGAGGCTATGGTCGTGGACGACGAGGCCGAGGACTTGGTCGAGCAGGATTTCACGCTCTCGATCGTGCAGCGCGTCATGGGCGATCCGTGGGGCGAGACGGTCCTGATAGGCGGACCCAACGCTGGCGACAGCCTCAGCTCAGAGGGGCGCGGCCTCATGGAACTTGAGACGGTGGTCTTCGACGCGGTCAAGCTGCTGAACGGCGACGACAGCGTCTCGATCCAATTCACCGGAGCGGGTGGCGTCGCGGCGCAACTCGACTCCGACGAGGGCACCTACATTGCCCAGCGCGACTACCGTTTCAAGGGCTGGGCCGGCGCAGGCACAACGCCGTAAACGTCAAGACGCTGCCAGACTGCGGTGATAGACTGCGGGAATGGCCGACCGCGCTGAGATCAAGATCACCGTCGACAGCCGCGAGGCCCAGGCGGAGATCAAGAAGCAGGAAGACGCCCTCAAGAAGGCGGAGGACCGGCGTAAGAAGCTCAAGCAGCGTGCTGACAAGGTCGCCAAGAGGCGACGAGGAAGCCGGGGCGCTGGGCCAGAGTCTGGAGTTGGGTCCTCAAGGCCTGTCGCAAAGGCGTCTGGATCGTCTGCCAAAATGAAGCTAGCCAAGCTAGCAGCTTTTGGCGGTGCAGTCGGTGCAGCCGGTGCGGCAGCTGTCGGCGTCGTGCTTGCTGCCAAGCAGTCGCTTGAAATGCAAATGAAGATATCAGAGATTGCGTCTGTGGTGATACCCGACCTAGTCCACGCCGCGATCGGTGTTGAAATGCCAGACCTGCTAAGCGAGGTGAACATGCAGGCAAACGACGAGTTCCGGCAACTCATAAGGCTCGAAGCGCTCACCAGCCAGGCGGCTCGGCTTGGGCTGGCTCCAACCGCGTCTGTCTTCGCCCGCGCTGGAGACGGCTTTAGCGTCGCGGAGGCCGAGGTGCTCAGCGATCAACTCGTGCGCCAGTCGAGGCGTGAGAGCTTCCTGTCACGGCAGGAGGCCCGGCGCAGCACCGAGGGCATTACAAAAGCGATCAGCCGGGGGATCCTCGGCGGACAGGGCGAGTAGACCATGGCCGTTACGCGCGCAATGACGATCGCCTACGGAGGGCAGACCGTCCCCGGAACCGTCGGTGGCACCCGGCTGGAGCTGCACGGAGTCCACAAGCTGCGCGGCGACCGCGACGAACTGGAGCTCGTCTTTGAGGTCATGGTCTGCGCGGCCACGCCCTCCGCACTGGCGGCAGCGTGCCTCGCGCTTGAGCTGACCTACACGACCCGTCGCGGCGACCTCCTGATCCAAGTCGCCGGCGTAACAATCCTCTCCGGCACGGCAGCGACCTACCAACTCCACGACGCCACGCCCAGCTTTGAGAAGGCCGGCGACGTCGGCCCGCAGTACGACAGCAACCTAACGCGGCTCTACACGATCACGATCAACGGCGGGCTCCCCAGCCTTGGGACCACGGCCGGGCTCGCCGAGTTCGACTGGAAGGTGATCTTCGGCAAGGGGCGGATCACCACCCTGGAGGTCTCGGGGATCTACAAGGCGATCAGCGGCGGTACGAGCGCGAGCGCAAGCTACGCCGCTGGGATCGTCGCCCGCGTCGCCACGATCACGACCGCGCTCACCGGAACGTGGGAACTGACCGGCGAGGACTACAACCCCGACGACACCGACACGACGTGTCCCTTCACGCGGACCTACAAGCGAATCTTTCGCGACCAGGCCGTGGGGGTTCGGAACAACCCCGCCCTCGTGGACCCCAACCTCAAGGTGTCCCGCGAGACGATCGACCCGGAGTCTGGCTCCGAGGACCAGACCGGCGCCTCGTCCGGTGGGATCGGCGGCGGATCCCTCACGCGAGCAGACCAGGCGGCAAGCGCGGCCGGGCCGAGCGCGCTCGTGAAGATCACCGCCGAGTTCAGCAGCGAGGTGGACGTCGAGATCACGACCGACCTCCCCGCGCTCTGGGAGTCGACGGTCAAGCCGCTGGTCCTCGCCGAAATGGCGACCGTCGCTGGGCGCGGCGTCGGGATCGAGTCGGTGAAGGTCACCTACCACCTGTTCCAGAACTTGATCGCCGCGACCGTCCTGGGGTTCACGCAGGGCACTAGCTTGATCCTCTCGCGCGAGGTCGAGACCGAGGAGCTCGTCGACTACGGCAAGATCCTCAACTTCGTCTGGCCTGGCGAGGTGGCCGACGACGAGACCTCAGAGCACCCAGCGCCCACCGAGGGCTACGTCTACCAGACCCGTCGGAAGATCGTTCGCGTCGTGCGGACCAGGACAGAGACACTGGCCGGCGCTGGCGGCGACAGCGACAACCCACGCAACGCCCGAACCGAGGACAGCAGCGGAGGCAACTCCACGGCGGAGGTCGGCAACGCCAAGTCGACCGCTGTGCGCCTCACGCGCAAGGTCCGCAGCAAGCGCAAGAAGAAGGGCCTGCGCGGGGAAGGAAACCGCCTGGAGATCATTGAGCGCGAGGTCGAGGAAACCTTCGCGATCATGCTCGTGATCTCTGGCTCCGGCGCGACGATCTCCGCGGCACAGGTGTCAGCAGTCGGCGGCGGAGACGGCTCCGGCGGCGCTGGTGGCCGCTAGTGGAAGCCACGCTTGACGGACACGCGCTTTCGGTCACCGGCGGCACTGGCTGGCGCCTCATTCCAGGCGTCGCCACCTACGCCATGTCGATCGAGATTGACCGCGCCGTGGGCGAGACGATCCTGGACGCGGGGGGAGCGGGCAAGCCCGTCATGCAGTCGCGGAACGACGAGGAGGCGAAGAGCACCTCGACCCTGATCCTCACCGCGCAGGGCACGACCAAGACCTTCGCGGGCCTGACCGCGCTCTCGCTCTCGCCGACGAAGAACAAGCACACGGTCAAGCTGCTGCTTGTGGATCAGCGCGAGTTCTGGAAATACCGAGCAGCGGTCTGGCGCCTGAACATTCGCCGCAAGAGCACCGCGACCAAGAGCACCTATCCGCTCGGCGACCGCCCTCCCGAGGTCTCCGACGTGGTGCGGACGATCGGCGCGACGACGGTATACGCCTCGTATTCCCTGGACAGCGGCAAGGCCTGGACGGCCGCGCGCATGGCGAAGAAGGTCCTGGACTACGTGATCGGCGCCGGGTTCTGGAAGGACCCCGACGGCGTCCTCGACGGCGACAAGCTGCCTCAGATCGAGGGCGTGACGCTCACCGGGCAGGGCGACACCTTGGTAGGGCAAATGCTCGCGGAGCTTGGCGGCGGCGTCGGGATCCGCCCGCACTCCGACGGGCAGCAGGCCGACGGGACCATGGAGCTCTACGCGCCCCAGGGCGGCGGCGAGTTCAGCGAGGTCGGATTGGCTGCCACGCGCACGCGCGGCGGCGCTGGGGACAGCACGCTCAAGGCGCTCACCGACGAGCCGCTCATGGAGGTCCAAGACAACCGGCGCCGCCGGCCGATCAGCGGCGAGGTCCGTTTTGAAATCCTCGTGGAAATGCGCGTTGACTTCGTTGAGGGCGCGGACGAGGTGGCCGACGCGACCAGCACGGAGAACAACGACCCCGTCGTGAAGATCAGTGCCTTCAACGTGTTTCCCATGACGGAGGACGGCACGATCCCAGAGACCGGCGGGCGCAAGGCACGCTTCCTCGTCAAGGGCACGTGGGTTTCCCTGGCCGACCTCCTGGCCTTCTGGGCGACGACCCCGCGCGGCAACACGCTCGCTGTCAAAAAGCCGCTCACGCGGACGCGGATCCAGAAGCTCTGGCTGGGCGGCGGGCTCAACCATTACGCCTCCCCTGCCAACGACAAGGGCGGCCAGTGGGCCACGCGGATCGCTGTTCTGCTCAGCCACTACCGCCAGGTCTACCGGATCCGCCGGCCGTGGATCGACCGCTTCAAGGGCTTCGAGGCCTACCGCGTTGGGCTCGAAGACCCCGCCGAGGGCACCCGCGCGCACGCTCCGGTCTTCCAGGACTACACGCAAATCATGGCGTGGGATCCCGTGGCGCCGAGTGGGAACAGCGCCTCCGACGACGAGCGCAACCGCGTCAAGACCCGCAGCGCGAACCCTGCCAACGCCGGCGACGGAACGGGCGTGATCGGCGTTAGCATTGCGACCCTACGCCAGGCGCCGGCCAAGGTGGTAGTCCAGGACGAGGACCAGGGGATCATTCGTATCGCCTTCGAGAAGGACGGTCTCGGGATCTCTGACGGCTACCTCCCTTGCGCGACGGACCGACTCAACCCCTCCACAGCTTCCTACGGTGAGCGCAAGATCCAGCTAGGCGACGAGCGGCTCAGCGCGGAGCACGAGGTGAGCGTGATCCTCACCTTCAGCATGGGCTCGCCGAACGACAGCCGGCGCTTCTACACCGTCGCGGTCACGCAGGACGAGGCCGAGAGTTTGCTGCCCAAATCCGAGAACGCGGCGGTAAAGCCTGGAACTGCTCCGATCCTGGAGGTTCACGCAGGGACGCCGCGAGCGGTAGCACGGATCCCCTGGGACGACAACCGCGCGCAGTTCTTCTGGGAGAGCTTCGCCACCAAGCCGCTGGGCGCCGTCGAGGACGGGGAAGACAAGCGCACCCTGCCCGACCCCGTCAACGCCGAGGAGCTTCAGTTCGTGGCCCGCTCGATCATGGCGCGCGCCTACGCCAAGTATCGCGACCACCCCGAGGGCGCGCTCACGACGACCTTCCGCCCCGAGGCCAAGGTAGACGGGACGATCACCGCAGTGGTCCACGAGTTCAGCGATCGCGGCGCGATCACCCGTATCGAGCTCGCGCCCGAGCCTCCAGCCCTGGACGTCAAGTCGCTCATGCCCAAGGACGTCCGCAAGGTGATCGAGGGCTTCGTTGAGTAGCTCGCACCTCGTCGTGGCATGGGTCGAGAACACCGAGGTGAGCGCTTGGCAGGCTCAGCTCTGGGTCTTCTCCTGCCTCTACCGGCAGCAGGCCCGCCCCATGCTGATCGTCCGGGGCGAGGTCGCCACGCCGCTCGATCCTGCCCTCCGGGCCTGCGCGAAGGCCGGCGCTATCGTGCTGCGCGGCTGGGAGTACGGCCCCGCGAACCTCCCGGCGACCCTGCGCGACGTAGGGGAGTCCTTACCGCCTGGTGAGGTCGACTACGTCGTTCTGACCGACGTCAACCTGCTCTTCGCCCGCCGCGCTCACTGGGCCTTGGGCTTCTCCATGGCCGAGGGCGGAGCGCCCTACGTCGTGCCATTCGGCAAGGCGGAGGAGTTCAGCAAGGCCTGGTGGGGCTACATGCAGCGCACCGAGGACGACGACGCCTTCGCGCTGGCCGCGAGTGAGCAGGGCCGCGAGTTCAAGCCTCGGCCTCTCGTGCAGGGCCTCCACGCGCCGCTCGAAGCTACCGGCGCGTGCCTGGTCGATCTCGGGTTCGCTGGCACCCGAGCGATCGGGCGCCCGTCGCCGGGCTCTCCTGAATGGTCCGATCGGTGGGAGCCGGGGTATGCTGTCGACGGCTCCGGCGAGCACGCAGCCTGCGAGACGATCGTCCGCGCGAGCGCATTCTACGACGCACTGGAAACCGCATGAGCGTATTCGACCACCGGAAGATCATTCCGCTTCAGGACCACCGCGCGGCGCTGAAGCCACAGGAGCGTGCGACGCTCCGAGCTGGCCGGATCGAGAAGCGCGACGACTTCAACAACTGGGTGATTGAAGGACACGAGGGCTCCGAGTCCGACGTTATGACGGTCGGCGACGTGCGCGGCGGCTTCTTCATTCCGACCGCTGGCGGCACGGCTGACACCTCGCGCGTCATGGGCGCATGGAGCTTCGGCTGCATGGCGATCGCAGCCAGCGACTACCACTCGGCTGCACCGGACGATCCCAACGTGACCCGCACGCGCGGTGGCCCCGCCCTCCCTGGCGACGGCCTCGGGCGCGGCTTCGACCTCAACCTTCCGCCCGCTGAGGAGAGCGACGGCGCGCCGGACTCCGACGGCAAGGTGGCCTTCTACCCCGTGGGCGACGCGCGCTGGCGGACCGACGATCGCTTCCGCCGCTCCGGCGCTGGTGTCCACGACGGCGTCGGCGACTTCCCAGCAGGCACCCCGCTGCTCGTCATGTCCAGCATGAAGGAGGACCGGCAGGACCTCGTCGCCATGCCGATCGGCCCGTCCATGCTCCTCGCGCCGAACTTCTCCGGTGACCATAAGGTGGGCACGTGGGTCTACGACGTGGACGTGGAGAGCAAGCCCGACAAGGAGCGGCGCGCGCAGCTTCAGACCTTCTGGCGCGTGGTCCAGCCGATCGCTAACCCGCTGTTCACTGGTAACGACGCCCTCGCCTGGAACCTCGCGCAGACTGGGATACAGGGAGACGAGAACGAGCGCCACGACGGGCGCGGCTTCGTGATCGACCGGCCCGGGCCGAGGAGCGTGGGCGGACGCCCTCCGACGGACCGGATCTCAGAATACATAGCGGGTGCTGACCCAGGCGGAACGCAGACCCGCCCTCCCGCTGACACGACCACGACGGGCGGCGAAGGTGAAGGCGGAGGCGCCACAGGGACCGGAACGAAGGACGGGGCCGGCGACGGAGGCGGGAACGTAGGCACCGGGTCAAACCTCGTCCTGGGTGTCGTGTCCGCTCGCATGGGCGGCTTCATGGAGGTCGGCGACGCGGCGTGCCAGCACAAGATCGGGGACACCTCTGACGGCCAGTCGATCAACTCGGCTCACCTCAGCGCTGGCGCGTTCTTCAAGGACCAGGTGGGCGACGGCCCTCTTGACTTCGAGGTTGTCGAGTGGCGGCGTCCTGGGTCGATCGCCATGAACTTTACGGTCCGGTCCCATATCCGCTGGGATCCCAAGGCTACGCACCAGTGGGGCGTCGAGGGCAAAAGCTGGCAGGCCAAGGGCAAGTGGAAGGTTATAACCGAGTCCGAGTTAGGGCACTTCCCAGACGGCGAGATCGGCGACCCACGAGACCCCAAAGACCCAGGCGGCACCCGACGGCGTGGATTCCCAGACGGCCCAGGCCCTGACCCTGACGACCCCGACTGGCACCCGCCGCCTATCCCAGACGGTGGTCAGAACGGAGGCCCAGGCGCAGGGCGCGGAGGCTGGGAAGGCCCGCCTGTCGAGCTTCCAGCGCCGCCCGCCGGCCGCGACTTCCTGCACCTCGGCGAGTGGCAGGACCGCATGTGGCCAGGCGAACCGCTCGGTGGAACCGGCGGCGATCGAGGGCTTGACCCACACGGAGGAGGTAATAGCCGGGATTGCCAGGCCTCAGGCGACGGAACCGACGGAATCCACGCAATCAACTCAGCGGGTGAGGAGATCATTGATCCTTCCCACGCTCCTGCCTATGGAATCGCTGACCCCGGCGAAGACCGCGAGTCCCAGAAAACAGCCGGCGACGCGAACAACCTCGCGATCAACGTGGGGTCGAAAGGGCTGCCAGCTGGCGTCACGAACCCCAGCGGAGACGTAACCGACCTCCCCGCTGCCTCCTACTACGCCATGAGGTCGGCTGGCCTGATCAACGCCGAGGGGCGGAGCACGATCACCACGCCTCGAGTTGGAGACTCGCTCGTGGCGGTCCGGTCGAGAAACGGAGGCCGGTCGTCTTCCGTCCCTGCTGCCGTCAACCCGGTCCGCTTTGTGAACGGGGTCCAGATTGGGTCCACGCCAACAGCAACGGGCGAGGTCGCGTACGGAACTGGCGGCACGCTGTCGCGTTACGACATGGGCCGAATGGGCGCGGTCCCACCAGTGGCCGCGATCATTGGCTTCACCAACACCAACGGCACCGGGCGGCTGGACGACATGATCGCCGTGGGGGTTGCTCAGGGCGTCGGCGGGATCGTCTTGGCAGCGCCACAGTTCAACCGCCCCGAATACATGCGCCGTCTCCTCGACGGAGAGTTCTCGATCAACACGTCCGAGCTCGACACGACGCCGTCGGAGCTGAGCAGCGGCGCGATCTCCGAGGTGACCCAGTATCTGCCTGGAGGACTGGCAGCTCTGAGCTTCGGCCACCCCACCGACGGCGACGCGCACTCTGCGTCGATCAAGGTGCGCCAGACTATCGGCGGCCTGGCGGTCGAGCCGACCGACGCAGCGGGAGACGTGTCCGGCGCCTACTACAGCTTCACGCCGACGGGAATGATCGTCCACAGCGGCGACCTCACCGTCAACGGCGACCTCCACGTCACGGGCTATATTGACCCGACCGGCCTGGGATTTATTCCCCAGGCCTCCACGCCGGTCCCAGGCGCTGGGTGGGGGATCTGGGTCGACTCGTCCGACGGCGAGCTCTACTATGACCTCGCTGGTGTAACCTCCCAGCTCAGCAACCAAACCGGCGGAGGCGGAGACCACGACGTCGCAGACGCAGGCACCAACGCCAGCGTCGCAGCCGTCGAGCTCAGTCACACGACGTCGGGCACAGCCGCAGCGGGCTTCGGGCTCTACCAGAATTTCTCGCTTGAGGACGCCGCAGGGACGGCTACCGACGCGGCGCGCATTGACGTCTCTTGGTCAGACCCCGCCGCTGGCGCTCACGACACCACGCTGACGATCAGCGCCATGGTCAACGCGCTGCGCACTGGCATGTTCTCCCTCGTCGGCGGCGACTGCACTGTCCTGGCCGGCACCAACGACGTCGCAGCAGCGAGCGTTGGTGGGTTCATTTCGCAGCTCTATACCAACGACACGAACACGGTCAAGCCCAACCTGACCATGCGCACGCTGAGTAACAATACGGCCGCTGCCGGCCTGGGAGTTGACCTGCGCGCCGAAATCCAGAACGACGCTGGTGCATCGCACGCTGCAGGTCACCTCCGCTGGGAGTGGGGTGCTGGTGGCGGTGGCGGCGCCCAGGCCGGGATCGAGTGGAGCGACTTTGAACTGTGGCGCTACGACGCGGGCGCAGAGACGCGCGCCATGCTGGTCAATCAGAGCGGCGTCTTCTTCTTCGACGCGCAGGACGACACGCAGTCCTTCCATTTCGTGACGAGCAGCCTGACGGGCGGCTCTGCGCGGGAGATCACGATCCAAGACCAGAGCGGCACCATGGCGCTGCTCTCCGATATTGGTTCAACCGGTCACACCGTCGAAGACACCGACACCACCACGCAGCCCACCGTCTCGACGCTGAGTCACACGCTGAGTTCGGGCACGGCTGCTGCGGGCTTCGGCGCCAAGTTGGCGTGGGAGTTGGACAACGCCAGCGGCACGCTCACCGCTGCCGGCAACATTGTGGGACGGTGGGAAACCGCCACCGCAGGCGCGGAAGATTCGTCCTTGTTGCTCTCGGTTCAGAGCGCTGGGGCAGGTGACCGCCTTGCCGCCAAGTATGACGGCAAGCTCGGCAGCTCCACCGTCTACACCAACGACAACGTCGGCAGCAGTGGCCTCAACACGCTGTTCTTCGCCACCGACGGATCCAACACGCAGAAGAAGATCCAGCGCCTACAGGTCCATTCCACTGCTGTAGCGGCTGCCGGTCTCGGCATGGACCAAGATTGGTACCTGTCCAATTCAGCGATCGGCGCGGCGCTCGCTGGGCTGATCCGCAATGAGTGGCTCGTGCCCACCGCAGGCGTCGAGACCAGCCAATGGGAGATCCACCGACGCGAGGGTGGCGCGGCCACGGTGGCGCTCACGCTTGGGCAGACCTTCAAGGTCCACGACCAGGCCGACGACACCAAGATCGCCTC